GCCATCCGCGGCCGGCCAAAGTCCTGCAGCTGCTGGCACACGCTGTCGACGTTGATGTTGTCCGGCTCCACGCCAAAGTGATTCATGGCAGAAACTCCCCCGCGTACTCGTAGCCGGTGACCTCGACCTGGTCGCCGCCGTACCACACGCGTTGCAGCGTGTAGCGGTGCCGCTTGCGGCCCCAGGGCACCACCATCTCCAGTGGCAGCGGCTCGCCGTCCTCGGCTTTCACTGTGGTGCCATCCCAAGGGCCGCCGACAAACTCAGCCGATTCCACCGGGTCAGAACGGGACGTCGTCATCGAACGCCTCCATCACCTTTGCGGACTGCGTCCTGGCCGGCTTCGCTGCCGGCCGCCTTGCCGGCCGCTCGATCGGCCCGTCAGCGCTGGTAGTCCACTTAGAGACGCGGACATATTCGCTGCCGGCCTTGGACATGGCCGTGGCCGTCTCAACGTTGACCGTGCAGCCTTCGAGCTGGGTCTCGTCCCAGTCGACGCCACGCTGTGGCTGCGGCACGCGTGCGGCGTCGCAGACCACGCCAAGTTTTCCCCGCCAGTGGACCGGTATCGTTTCCCGCAGCGGCCAGTAGCTGCTGCCAACGTCGACCGTGATCTCCAGGCAGTCACCGTTTTCGTTTTTTTCTGTGCGTGCCCACTCCTTGCTGACCAGTGCAACTTTGGTGATGCGGCCGTTGTGCGTGCCGTCTGGCACACGCTGTCGCTCGCCGGTCGCGCCGCCGTCGTCCTCTTCGTCCCAGTAGTCGTCGAAACGCATCATGACTGCACCTCCGGTGTGTGTGCGGTAGCTGTGTCCGGCGTAAAACGCTTTGGCCGTTTGGCCGCGTCACCCCAGCCGATCGAGTAGCAGGCAAAAGCCAGCGTCTCCGCGTCTAGGTCGCCGGTGCGGTGCTGCCGCAGCAACGCTTCCAGCCGCGGCGCCACCTGTTCGCGTTGATCGGTTTCACCGGCAGCCTGCTGTTGCCGCTTATTTGCCCACGGCGTTCTGTCCGACCAGCCCATGTCACCCTCCTGTCGTGGCCCTCCTTCAACGCGGCACGCCACGCGGCGTGTTCCGTCTGCGTACTCCCGCGAATACCACCAGCGGCCGTCCTCCACCCATGACCGCTCGCGCACGCATTGGACGTCAGGCATCGGCAGCCTCCTTTGCAGCAGTCAGGTCGTTGGCTTGCTGCAGCATCTTGACCGCCATGTCGGCAACGGCCTCCGCGTGTGCCGCCTTGGCGGCCGCCTGGGTTTCGTGCCACTCGTCAGTTCGACGGTGCCGGATGTCGCCGACGTCCACCCACTGACCGCAGGGCGACGCGATGCCGCAGCTGCACCAGATGCTCGCACCGCGTTCGTTGAAACTCAGCCACGCGCGGTACAGCTTTTTCTTGTCGTCGCTCATGCCTCCACCTCCTGTGGCAGGGTGGCCAGCTTTGCGTCGATCTGGTCAAGCAGCATTCCCGCCTGGTCTTCAGCGAAGTCGCCGGCCGATAGCCGCTGGTCAACACGGTGCCGCAGGTCGTCAAGCGCTTCTTTGGTCTTTGCGTTGGCAATCTTCCTGCTGGCCTGCGTCAGCAGCTTGGCAACGTCAGGCTTGTCGCCAGATTTCAAAGCCGGCGCGGCGGCAGTGAGATTTCCGCCGACGCCGGCCGCCGGCGACGCCGCCGGCTGTTCAAAAAGGTGCTGCAGCGGTTCAACGCCTAGCGGCATTGACTCAGGTAGGCCGCATCTGTTTTTCGCGTCCCACGCCGCAGCACGTTCGGCGTACATTATGCGGCGCTTCCCGCCGCGGGCCTTCTTGCGGCCGTCAGTACCTTCGACCAGCTGCACGTCGTAGGTGCAAAACAGCAGCAGGTCCGACCACTCCTTGACGATCGGTGCCGTCTGCTTCGTCAGCTTCAGCTCGTACCGGTCGTAGCCGTCCGTCTGGTCCGGCGGGCTGACACGCTTCACGTGGGCGTGTGCGACCAGCACCACGTGCAAGCCATTGGCCACTAGCTGGTCGCAGGCGGATAGCAGCCGGCCATATTGTTCGGCTACCGCGACATAGCCTTTGCCGAAACCAAAGTCCTCAATCGACTTCTTGCCGGCTTTGTCGAGGATGTGCTCCACCAGCATCCGCTCAGCCCAATCGGCCGAGTCGATGACGATCGTGCGAAATCCGTGGCCGTCGATCGCCAACTCACGCACGGCCACCATCAGCGACTGCCAGCTGTCGACGTGCGACCTGGCAACGTCCAGGTGCCGGGTGCCGTCTTCCGTGTCCAACACCAGTGCGTCAGGAAACGACGCGGCTAGCGTCGACTTGCCAATTCCTTCGACCCCGTACACCACCGCCCGCAGCGGTGCCGTCTCAACACCGCGGCTGATCTTCAACGTTCCCATCTTCATCCTCCTGGTACCTTTCAAAACAAATGTCCCGCCACAACTCCTGACGCCAGATCGCCACGTCAGGCGGGGCACGTAGCCCCAGCTTCACGCGGTCACCGGCGATCTCCTCCACGACGACCTCCAGCCGCGCGGCTGGAATCACAATCGCCTCTCCTTCACGCCTACTTAGATGCAACACGACGCAACTCCTCTTGATCCGGGTGGGTGTCCCGTGCGGAAAACAGACTCAGCCCGGCAGTGATTCGCTCGCGCATTGCCGCCAGTTTTTCCCGGCTGCCGGGAAACGCCTCGACTGGCTCCACGTCGTCTATCTCGCGGTCGACCTCGTCGCGGATTTCCGACAGCTCGCAGATTGCGTGCGTCAGGCAGCTGGAAAGCAGGGTGCGGTCGCCTGCCGCCACCTTGTCGGCGTAGACGTGGCCGCCGCCGCCAGCACGGTCCGGCCGGCCGTACAGACGCACGATCGTCAGCAGGTGTGCGTGCACACGCGTGACGCGGACCAGCCAGGCCCTCAGCTGCGTGCCAACCTCAGCACTGATTCGGGTACGACGATTGGTCGCCACGCGTTGTCCGCGCCCACGTGCGACTTTCGCAGCCGGTTCGCTGTCCAGCTTTTCCTTATGCTGGCCGCGTGCCGATAGATTTCGTCGACTGTGGGATCTGGCAGCCTGGTGCGACGCCTGATCCGTACGTTGATTTGCAGCCGCCGCTGCGTGCTGCTGATCACGTGGTGATTTCGTCGCAGCCTTTGGCAGATTTCGCGCTGCGGTAGCTTCAGGCTCGTCAGCCGAATCAGCTCGCACACTTCGTGTGCGTCTAGCGGTCTGTCCCAGCTTCTTGCTGTCTTTGCCATTCTGGCCTCCTGCGTGCGAGGCGTTCGCCCGTCTGGCCATGTCCTTGACCTCGCTTTGGCGTCCTTTGTTGCCCACCGCACTCCTGTGCGGCTGCCGCAACCGTGCGGCTTGGGCGGGGTTGTAGCTGAAATGCAACAACTCGGCAAGAAAAAAACAAATCAGGCCATTCCAGCAGCAAAAATCCGCAGAATGACGATCAAAAGCTCAATCCAAACCTGTGGGTCGCACATCACAAAACTCCTTAGATTAGGTTTCTGTCGGTTCAACAGCGACCACGTGGGCCGCTGTTCTAGCTTCGGCGTTAGAAGTGGTGCAAGGCCAAAAGACAGCGGCAGGGCGGCAAAGTCGCCCTAGTTTTTCTTGAATCCGCCAGCAGGCCGGCCAGTTTTCCTGACACGTGCGGCGCGGGCACGAACCTCGGCCTCGTCGTAAACGCGGGCGGTCGCCGCGGCCAGCCAGCTGGACAGCCCACCTTTTTCCGGGCCGATGTCGGCTAGCTGCCGCACTCGACCCATTGAGACGCCAAGGATTTCGGCTGCTTCAGCGGTAGAAACAAGCTTTTTGTCAGCAGGAAGCGACACTGGCAAGTCACTCACAAAATGCCTTCTACCAGCTTTTCCCGAGTGGTTCCCAGCCCTTCGGCAATCTGACGCAGCGTGGTCATTCTAGGTTGAGACACTTTGCCGAACATGATGTTGTAGACGCAGTGAGGGCTCACATCGACGCTTTCTGCCAGCGATCGAACGGTCAAACCGCGGGTCGCCAACAGCTTGTCAATCCGATGGCCGACAGGAGTCAACCTACGCTTTCTCGGCCGGCCGCCGCGCCCCTCCTTGACCGCATCCATGGTCGCCTCCTATCGTTCAAAACCCGACCCATGAGGGGTCGGTTTCAAGTGGCGGGGACAACCGTAGGCCTTGAAAGGGCAGAAAACGCACCGTCGGCAAAATCGTGCCGATAGCGGCGATTTTCTTGCCGCCACAAGACGACACGGCATGGATGCGTGACCTACCCTGGCGGGGGATGCACCCATGACGCTGCAACAACTGTTTGACGACTACTACCGACCTTTGCGCCTCCGCGGCCGATCGCCGGAGACGCTGCGCCTTTACGGGTGCACAATTGGCAACTTTGGCCGATTCCTTGAACGGCCGGCGACCATCGACGACCTGGAAGACCTGACGCTGTCGCGGTACGTGGAGCACCGCGGCACCGTGTGCAGTCCGTACACCGCGGAGAAAGAACGGTCGCAGCTGATGGCGCTAGCCAGACTGGCGTGGGAACGCAGATTGATTCCCGTGCTGCCAAACTGTCCGCCAGGGGTGCTGCCAGAACGCGTGCCGCACGCCTGGACGGTCGACGAGATTCGCCGGGTGCACCAGGCCGCCGCCGAAATGCCTGGGCAGGTGGGCCAAATTTCGGCCGGCATCTGGTGGCCGGCACTCCTGCAGCTGCTGTGGGAGTCTGGCGAACGGATCGGCGCCGCCATGAAAGCCAAATGGGCCAACTACTCGCGGCCGCACCTCTTGCTGCCGGCTGAAGCCCGCAAGGGCCGCCGGCGCGACCGGCTGCACGTGCTGACCGATCGGACGTGCGACAGGATCGAAATGGCACACCAGGCCGGCCGCGACGAACTGCTGTGGTGGCCGGGTGACCGCCTGTACATTTATGCAAAGCTGCACAAGCTGCTAAAGGCCGCCGGCGTGGACGGCAAAAACATCGCGTTCCACCAACTGCGTCGCACTGGTGCCAGCCACCTGGCGGCCGCCGGCGGTGACGCTACGGCGTTTCTCGACCACGCCAGCCCGCGAACAACGCAGCGGTGGTATCTCGATCCGCGGATGACGCAGCGTGGTCCGCGACCGTGCGACTTGCTGCCAAAGATGGACGACGCCTAGCCGTGCCGCACCTGCCACACCGCGCGACGAACACGCGACCGCGTGTCGTAGGACTCAAACCAAAACCATGTGACTGCTGCCAATACAGACGGCAACATCATGTCGATGGCGGCGCGTTCGTTCTTGCCGTCGCCTAGGCGTGCTTCTAGATTCTCGCGGCACTTGGCACGCACCACGGCCAAGCCGTCGACCAGCTGCTGTCCTGTGCGTTGCTCACTCGAGCGCCTGGCCAGGTCGGTGGCCCAAATCGACGGCCAGCACCTGCAGACCTCGTCGGTGATGTCGTCGCACACCGTAGGCAGGGACTGCGCTAGCTGTCCGACATACTGCCGCACGGCCAAACGCAGATCGTCCGCCAACATGTCGAGAGCGTCGCCCACCGGCCACCTCCGCGGTCATCGGGAGCGTGCGTCACGCGCGGGCGACGCACTCGACCTGTTGACTACTCGGTATCGCTTCCCAGTCGTGGCATCCACCCAGTAGCAGGTGCCGCCGCTGCAGACGATTTTTCCTGACCGTGTGGTGTTCACCTGCGGCACAGGGACCAGCGGTGGTTCTGCTGGCTTTGCAGCAGGCTGCTTCGGCCGCTTGCAATCGCACGTCTCTGGACAGGGGCATTCTGTTCGGTGTCCGTCTGGGTGGACGATTTCGCCGCTGCCGTTGCAGTCGCTGCAGCAGTCGTCATCGTCTGGCTGTGGCGGCTGTGGCGGCGGTGTCGGTCCCTGCCGGGCCATCGACGCACGGGCCACGCAGACGGCCGCTGCCGCCCGCGGGTGCTCCGTCTCGACCTGCACAGGGTCGGCGGACAAAGTTGCCAGCAGTGCCAAGATTTCGCGCCACATTTCACAGACTCCTCGCGTGTGCCAGTTGCGGGTACCCGTCGTCGCCAATCTCCTGCCGGATTGGTTCCGGCTGTGTTTCTGGTGGCGGGTCGGCAAACATAGCCAACCACAGCAGCGATTTCGCCCACTTGACGACAAAGCGCAACGCGGGCCGTTCGTGCGGCAGCGGCCGGCTGTCGTCGCCAGGCCGCAACGCGTACCACGTGGCGACGGCCGTCAGGATCACCGCGGCAATCAGCACCTTAAAGTTCACTTTCATCGAGCCACTCCCCGTGGTGAATGTCACGCCAGCCAAAGCCGCTGACTGATCCAATGGCAAATGAGTCACCGCCGCGCAGCATCGCGTCGACTGTGCCGACGTCGACCCAGAACGCACCGTCAGGCATGTCGTCGGGCCACTTTGGTCCGCGGACGTAGGTCGGACCCCAGCTGTTGAGACATAGCAAGCCAGGCCGGCTGCCGTAGCGGACCGCGACAAAACACATACAGTGCGCCCAGCTGCCGCTGCGACGGCAGAACCCGTCGGCGTCGCGTTGGCTGCTGAAGCCAACCATCGAACACACCGCGACCGGATAGCCAGACTCGATGGCCGCCGCGGCTTCGGCGAACGACTTCACCAACGCGACATGCTTAACCGGATGCCGCTTTGCCGTCTCGTCTAGCCGGCCGCCGTCGCCCTGGCCGCCGTTGCCAAACGCGCCCCAGCTTTTTGCGCGGTCTGCCGAATAGGCCGTCAGGTCAACGTTGTCGTATTGCTGGCGGTAAATGACGCCATAGTCTCTGCACCACCTAGCGGCCGCGCCGCCGTAGCTGCCGTCGCTGTAGCCGCCGACTGGCCTGGCACCGTCACCAGGCCGGCCGCGTGCCTCTACGCGACTGCCGCCGTAGATCGACTCTGTCGCCGGCACCACAGGCGGGTCAGCCAACTGGCCGTTTTTCCAGTCGACGCACTGGCTGAAGTAGACCCCGTGGCCCCAGCCCCACGCCACGCAGTCGCCGATGCCCTGTTTTCCGACGATCCATTGCCGGCCGTACCGTGCCTGGTGTGCTTCGTAGACTGCGCGGTAGAGAAACGTGTCGCGGCGTTCAGCCTTTGCAATCGCGTCGGCACCCGCGTCTGCAAACAGCGGCCGATCAAGCTCAGCCAAGAATCTGGCTGTGCCGTCTGGGTCCGGCGTGTACCCGTAGTCGCTGTCTTGTTGCGACCACAGTCCAGGCGACAGCGCTGCCGCCAGAAACAGCAGCACCGCAAAGACGATCCACCTGCGTGCACTACTGGTAGGCATGTCGGCAGGCTCCGGCAATCGTGCGATAGGCGGCCACCCAGGCAGCACGTGCGGCAGCGTCCACCGGCCCGCCGCCTTCGCCCAGCTCGTCTGTCAGGTAGTCGGCAATGGCATCACGCGCCCGCGGCTGCCGCTCGCCGATTGATTGGCCACGCATCCTCGCGACCCTGGCACGCGTCCGCAGCTCGTCAAAGGCCACGCCGGTCGCCAGGTACGGCTCAGGCTGCTGGCCGTCCCACTCGATTTCGTCGGCGATTTCGTCTGCCAAAGCCGCCAGCGCCGCGGCATCTTCGGCGGCAGTCGGACCGACAAATAGGCCGTCAAGGTTCAAGCCGACAGCCGGCGTCGGCGCAGGTGGTGCCGGCTGTGGCGTCGGATCCTGCGACATCCACCAGGCGGCGGCCACCAGTACCAGGACAAGCGCCATACGCATGCGGCTACTCATTCGGCGTCGCTCCCGGCTACCAAAGCCAGCGTCAGCACCTCGATTGCCTTTTTCTGGTCGTCGCCCAGCTGGTCTGTCTGCGCCACGCGATGCCGGACCTGTGCCAGTGCTGCGATTGCAGCGTGGTAACTCGGGTGTGGCGGCCGCGGTGGTGCCAGCGGCGCCAAGTCAGCAGGGACTAGCGGCTTTGGTGCAGCCGGCGCTTTTAGCTGTGGCCACAAGACAACCGCAATGGCGGCAACAATCAGAACAGTCGTGATCACGTTTGCGCCCTCACCAGTGGCAACAGACTTTCAATCGCACCGGACGTCACCAACAGCAGCAGCTGCCGCGCTGCCGGTCGCACGATCAGCCACACCGGCCAGGCGACTGTCGGAATCAGCTTGTCTGCGACGGAATCAAACAGCAGCCCGACCGCTTCCAGCACCCACGCTTTGCGGTCTGGACCGGCCACGGGAATAGAGTCGACCGCGGCGATAGCCACACGCATTAGCGCTGTCGCCAGTTCGCCAAACTCTGACAGCGTAAGTCCATCTGCTGCC